GGAATAACCAATTACAAGTTTCTGCCAATTATATAGAAGGCTGAACCCAAATCGTCATTCTTAGACAAAGTTAGTCTCCCCCCGGTAGGAGGAGTTCGCTCTGCTCTAAGTCAGATTAAGGCCCACGCTGTTATTAATACGTGGGGACCACCTTCTACCGGAACCTAGCCACGTGCTAAAACACGCTTCTGGTTTGGGAGAATGTTATGAAGGGACACCATCGGTAACCACTCGAAGTGTGGTTCCAAGGGCCCTGATTACGTCCGCTGCTAGATCAACATTGATCAGTGCTGGGGCGATTGGAATTTCTAGGAATGCCTCGCCACTCGTACCAATTTTGCAGTCCGAAGTAGGCATGTAAATCACACCTGATTCGGCTTTGGGCAAAGTTAGCTCCGCTGGGTAGCCAGCTGCAATATTGTACAAGTCGTCAGACGCTGTTAGAGGGGGATCTATGGTAATTGGTTTGAATGTTACCTTTCCTTTTTCTTTGTCTGCTGTAGCAATCACTTTAGTTGTATCTAATGTTACGGTAGTGCCTGTTGGGAATGTTGATGTCGATCGGACGTTCCTTATGTCAAACATAGGGGGCGGTCCGACCATAAAGAAGTAGTTGAAATCATCTCCTGCTGCCTCAAACATTGTAGATGTTTGCGTTTCGCCACCAACCTTGGCGATGTTGCGACAGCGTATGTTAGTTCGCACATCTCCAAGGATTGGAGTTTGATTGGAATCAACTACATCACATCGAATTCCTCGATAGTATGGTGATCTGACCTCAAAAGCGACAGACACCTGTTGGTTTTGCTGGAAAATAGGCTGACCGTACGAAAATGCTTCTGGTGTAACAGTCTGATTCGTTTTCACCTCGTCGAACGAGAGGAAAGATTCAGCTACTACGCCAGCTTTGTACGGAATAACCTTCAGCTGTGATGAACCGTTATAAAAACGGTACAGGAACGAAGCCATATACCACGGTGTGGGTATGACTGCATCTGTGAAGTTGGTGCGTGACATTGTACGCTTACCACTTGCGGGATCTTCAGACATATGTCGCGTCCTCAATCCTATGTATTCGTTTGATTGCGAAAGATTTGCAAAGAATCCATAGCGTTTCATGAGGGCACGCAAAGACTTGAAGTACTCTCCTGTGGTTTGCGCAGTAACGTCCCGCGACGTATGTGATGGCACTAACAAATTCTCATCCGCTGGAATGAAAACAGTACCAATATCTGCTTGGGCATACCTAGCTTGGAAACCAGGTGCAAGGTTCATTACAGGTCTTGCGATTTGATAATCCTCTCCACCGCTGTGTGCAATATAAAATGTCACAGCTGGATTTACTGTGGGTGGATTGGACAGGTCCACAAGCGAGTAAATTGCTAAGCACCCAGTCTTAGTTTCCAATGTTGTTGCATCAGGCCCTGGGTTAGATAGGTTGGTACTTCTTTTGTAGGTTTCGCGCCATCCCGTATTGGAAATATATGGAACAGACACACGGAAAGTGGTGCGTCCCATTTCATCCTGCCTGTCTTTAAGATTGCAAACCACATTATAGTTTGTGTTCAAAAGCTTACCCAGCTTAGCAGGAACATCTTTTAAGTTGGTTTCTGGTAAGAACACAACAGCAAAACGTCCCTGATGGTAAGGAGTTTTCACCACCATAATATCATAATTGATGGTTCCGCGCCACAGTGTACCCATCATGCTTGCATAAGCAAAGCTACCAAGGAACATTGTCTGGCTGTCCTCGCTCTGTCCATATTGGTACTCTGAGAACGGTGAAACCTCCCACGCTGTGATCTTCTGACCATCTTTGAAGAGAGCAGAACCAGCTGTTTGGGCATGGAAGAAATTTGGCCTACCAAAGATATACTCAAAATTCATCTCGTCTTTTGTTTCAGGAATGAAGGATGAACCATCGATTCCATTATCTTGGAGCAAAGCCAAAGTAGTGGCATCATCGTTTCCTTCGGAATGAATTAAAGTTGTATTTGGTTTTAAAACAGCCTTGCACTGTGGTTGGATCGACGTAGGTTTCGACCATCCAAAGGTTGCGGCAGTTTTACCAACAGCACGTGATACCCAAGCAACTGTGGACGCAACACTACCAATGACTGGTATTCCAGAAAGAACATCAGCTATGGTAGAAACGCCTCCAGCGACTTTAGAAACGGGGCCTGTAGCTTCCACTTCACCAGTATCACTAGCTGCAACGGGGCTCACATCAGCTTGGGCAACTCTGTATCCTCTAGATTCGAGTCGAGCAATTTCATGTTCGTCCCTAGCCTTTGGAATGACATCATTCTGAGTAGGTACATAGAATTGAGGATTTACGAAACGCGCGAAAACAGTATATTTAGCTGTTTCGTTGCCTACTGGTCCGACTAGAGGTGAGAATACATACAGGAAAGCTGTACCGAATTGATTTTCCGAATTGTTCAGATCGAATAGATCGTAAATATTTGCATATGGGCAAATCAACTTAAGAGAATTTCCTTCCTCGATGCTCACGATCTTGTAAGGGCATGAAGTTTGGGAAGCAAGGTACTTGGTACCTTTGCGCCTAAAATCTCCTGTTTGGTCAAAATATGGATTATAGACCAACATCAGAGCACCCTGCAAGAATGGTTGAGCATTGATTTTGACTTCGATCTCAATGTCTGCTTTCATGTATTGATAGTTCTTCAGTTTATCTACGACAAGTGATGACGCAGAAAATATCTTCTGAGGAAAATCGAACTTCTGAATATGATTAGCTGTGTCCGCCTTATAATCTGAGTACTTAAGCTGGACTGGAATCGCACCCTGTGATGCTTGCCATTCAAAAGTACCCAGATTAACTGGACGCTCCAAGATACTCATAATATCATGTCTCGTTGTGTCGTTCAACGCCATCTGCATTGTAGTAGATGGCATTGCTCTGGCATCAGCTGACATTTGAATATCAGTAAGCAACTTTCCTCGAGTTGAATCGACGTTCGTATTTTGGTCGTGGTCATACGAAACAGCACCACTTGAATTTTCTGTATTAGAACTAGCAGTCATTTATTACGATAGGGGTAGATGACTATTCACCCTAAAGGCGGGAGCTGTATCACCAGAGCACAGCAACACTCTTTTGGTGGCAAGGAAATAGCAGGAATTGAAAAGTATCCCGTTTGTATTCTCA